AAAGTAATTAATGTTTCATGGCTAAACTTAAAAGCGGTTCCTAATTGTTCATTAAGTGCTGTGTTGGCTTTAGCTATTCTGACTGAGTTAATTGCTATGTCTCTACTAGCCATAGCACTTTCAGCGAATTCTTTTTTTAATTCTATTGCTTCTTCTTTAGATAAATTAAGAGATCTTGCTAATTTAGTAGTTTCTTCATCAGCATTCATCATTTGGGTTACAAGAACATCTAAAAGAGCATTAGATATTGATTGAAGTTTATTAGAAGCTTCTTGAAGTTTATTACGACCTATTATAACTTTAACCTCTTTTTCTGTTAAACCTAAAGACTCAGCTTTCATTTTAGCTGCAGTACCCGCAAGGGTTCCTGCTTTACCTTCTAGTCCTATTTTTGCTGCTAATTCTTTTGTAAGACCTTTTCCTGTTTTAAGACCTTCTTTAAGGGCAGACAGTTCATCTTTAGATAAGCTTTGTATTCTTTTTTTTATATTTTCTCTAGTAGCTTCTTCCCTAACACTTTCTTTAGTTTTATCATTACTTTGAGAAAGATTACCTGCAACATTTTGGGTTAAGTTAACAGTTTGAGATAAATTTTTATTTAATTCATCAACTAAATTACTAATTTCAGCAAAAACTTCTCTAATGTTTTCTGCTGAGTCATTTAAGTCGTTTACTTTACCACTATTTTTTGCCATGTAATAATATTATGTCTTGTATAAATATACAAAAATTAAACTTTTGGTATATTAGGCATTTGAGGAATATTAGAAGTAGCAGAAGATATTTTATTAGAAAATTTTTCGTTTTCTTTTATATGTTCTTTGTGGAGGGTATCTATTTTCCTTATATGATATCTCCTAATGTGAATAGGCATATTATATACTTCAGAGTAAATAAAACCCCCATTTCCATAATACACTAAATCGTGTATTTCATCATATACTTGAAATTTATAACTCGGTGTCAGGCCAAAAAAACGTGATCCCAATAGGGATCTTTACGCCTCCTTTTACGTCTCCAGCTTCTGTTTCTAAGTCAAAGGTTAAATCTACGTCAGGCTGGATTTCTTTAACGTATTCTCTTAAAGCTCTTGCATCTCTTGCTAATAGTTGTGTGTCAACGAATTGCCTTACAGTTTTGCGCTCATAATCTCCTTCTACAGATAAAATCATATGTTTTAATCTAGTAGAATATTCAGCTGATTCATTTTTGTTGATTTTTTTAAGTCCTTTAACTTCAGTTTCAATTTTTTTCTCATCTAAATGGGTTAATATTTTAAATGTAACTGTTTTATTTAAAGTAGGAAGGGTAAAATCAAACTCATTTTTATGTTTTTCAGTTAGATATTCTTCTTTTAACTCTTTATCAGCAACTTCAGTTAAATCTACTGTAAATTCTTCTCCATCTAAATTAAATGTGTAATCTTTACCATAACCTAATACACGAGCTGCTATCATTATAGCGTTTTTATCCCCTACTACTAAATCATTATAATCAATTGGGGTAACGATTAATGATTGTAATAATTTATCTATTACAGTGCCGTTTTTTATATATGTTTCATTAGTAAGAATGTCTTCTTCTTTTGCGGTCATATACTTCATTTCAAGTACTCCTTTAGCAAGTAGATTATCTTGAGGGTAGATTAATCCTTTTGAGGGTAAAGTAACTTCTTCAGTGGGGAACATTGTTTTATTTTCCATTTTATAACTTTTGTATGTTTGCATATACATATGTAAAAAAAAGAGGTGCTTGCGCACCTCTTAATTTTTTTATATAAAAAATCTTAATAATTTAAGATAGCATGGTCCATAGCAATAGTTAAGCTAATTTCCATTGGGGTAGATGAAGACCAATCACCAGCACCAAAGTCAGCGTTTGTTACATATGCTCCTTTACATATCCACTCTTCTACAACATCACCAACAGGGCCTAGAGTATTAAATCTAATATCTTTTTTATAGAAATCAGAATAACCATCTCTACCAGTTACGGATTCGTGGTGAAGTCTTACCCATTCCATTACTGCTTGGGCCCCTGAGGGAGTTACAGGGTCATATAATCTACAGCTAATGTTTTGCCAATCGGATTTACCTTTGACTTTTCTTTTAACATTAATGTGGTCAAGAACTACCTCCTCAGCTACATATTTAGGTCTGTCTGCTGCTTTAACTAAATACGCGGGGATTCCATCTATGTAAAATATAAATCTATTCTGTAGCTTAGGTTCGTAAGCTGTGTAGAACATATCTGCTGAACTTAATATTGCCATTGTGTTGTTGTTTTGTTATAAATATATAAAAACTGAATTTTTAGTCGTTAAATGTTACTCCTGTTGGTTGAATGGTATAATCTAAGATTATAAATTCAGCTGTTTTAGTAGGTTGGAGATATATTTGGCCTACTAATTGGTTTCTATCAATAGCTTCAGCTGTGTTGTTGGTTTCATCCATTACAACTCTAAAGGCATATAAACCTTGTCTTTGTTGGACTGATTCTAAGAAAGGATTTACTGCGTTTAAGAATCTATTTCTAGTTACCGTTGTATTTTGTTCAAACACTAGGTTTTTAGAAGTGTCACCTATAAAGTTCTTTAATGAAATCATTAATCTTCTTACATTAATTCTATCAAGTGCACTTGCTTTTTTCTGTAGTGTTTTTTGTCCATAAGCAACAGGTCCTACTTTAGGGAAAGTTGCTATTGGGTTTATTCTATTAGTGTATAAAGTATCACGTAAAACTTGTGGTAATTTGATTTCAGTTCTTACTACAGGTAAACCACCTCTATTTAATCCTGCGGGAGCAAACCAAGGTGCAGCTACTCTATCATTAGCAGCATACACACCTTGCATTACTGCAGATGTAGGAGACCATACATTCTTACTTAATTCAGTGGAAGGTACTTGAACCCAAGGCCAGTAAGTTCCTGCGAAGTTAGTATTAAGTTCTTTAGCTTCATTAGTAATAGTAGCTATATTAGAGTTGTAAGGGACTAAATCTACTATATAAAAAGCATCCCCTCTAGTTTCACATAATTCTATTACGCTAGCTACCGGGCTTGCATAGTTTTGTTGATATAAACCAGGAGTAGTTATAGTATTAAATCTATATTCATCTTGGTTTTTAAGGATGTTAATAGCAGTTGTATAATCACTACCTATTAATCCTTGAGTATCAGTTCCATTTATATTTTCAAAATAATTAGCAGTTCTACCTGTGGGTAAAATATTTCCTGTTCCATTAGCAAAAGCACCACTAGCAGGAATAGGAAGACTTGCGCTATAAGATAAGCCAGTAGAATCAGCTCCTACAGACCCATCATTATTAAAGTATTGTGGGGTTTGCTTATTAACAGAAGATACATATACTAATTTAGAAAGGTTAGGATATTCTCCATTTACCCTAACAATTGTTTGACCTTCATAAGCTACCCTAGAGGTATATTGGTTACCTATAGCTCTTTCAATATAATTATCACTTTCAGGATCTAAACTAACCCCAACATAAGTTTCTAATACTATAGGACTATTTGTATTATCATCACCTCTTCTGATTTCAAGATTAAATGTACCTGCATCATTATTGATCCCTGAAACTTCCCAACGTAAGTTATCTACGCTACCTGATACAATAGAACCATCACTAAATTCAGTGAGGTTATCAGGATCTAAATCACTAGCACTATTTAGTTTATCACCTTTACTTATTGTTTTTAAGGTAAATGAAATATTATTAGCTATATTAGCTCCTAATCTTTCTGTGGATCCACCACCAAAAGTAGAGGCATCGCTTAGTCCTACTCCTGAACTAAATACTAACTGAGATAAAGATCCAGATTTAACTACATAATCATTGGGGCCGGTACCTGCTAATGAGGATGTTATTTGAATCTCATCACCATTAGTAGTAATAGTAAATGGTAAATTATTAGATGCAAATTCAACTTGTAATGCATCAAAATCACCATCATAAGCATAGTAAACTGTGTTGCCTAAGGTTTGTGTAAAACTTGAACTTAAAGCAACAAACTGTATTTCATCATTAGAATCAAATACTCCAAACCCATTAAATGAGGCGGGTTCATTGCCTGTAAAATCTATAGAAGAAGATGCATAACCAGCATCTATACTACCACTATTGGCGAGTATTCTTGTAGAAGTAGCAGAATCAAATGCACCGCTTACTACTCTGGTTACTAAAAGTGATTGACCACCATTAGAGAAATATTTTTGGGCAGCTATAGAGGTTAAAAACTCATACTTATTAGATCCGGAAAAGAAAGTACTGCCAAATTTATTTTTATAATCCCCAAAGGAAGTTACTAAAGTAGGTTGTAAGTCAGGACCTTTTACAGTGGGTCCTATTATTGCGGCTCCAGCTTCAATGGGGGCTGGGGTAATAAAAGATTGGTCAGTTTCTCTTTGAAATACTCCAGGTGATACTATTTTTTCAGCCATTGTTTTTTAGATTATTTGTGTTGCATATAAATATTGGTTCCCTTATCAAAACCCCGATAAGGTGCGAACCAATAATAAATATCTAAAAAATCTAGCCCCCTTTAGTAAGGATTATTTTTCGGGCATAAAAATCCCTTCTTCAAGGTTTATTTCCCCTTTACCGTATTTTTCAAAAAACTCAGAAGAAATGTTTGATTCTTCTTTATACAATTCATTAAATTGTTCTGCAAGTTGGTTGAGTTGCCTTTTAATATTATCTTCAGCAATTCCTAATTGGCCCCTTTGAAAGGTAAGTTCACTAGTTTTAATTCTTAAATCATTAAGTTTAGTTACTTCTTCACTAGTAAGTTTAATGTCGTTAGATTCTTTGATAGCCATAACTTTTAATTTTTGTACATTTACATATACGTATGTAAACATTTTTAAAAAACCAAATTAAAAATCTTTTCCTTTGTATGTAGTAGTTTGATTAATAACTACTTGTGCCTTACTGTAGAATCTGGTATTTTGTTCTTTTAACTTTTTCTGGAGATTCTCAGGTACTATATATCCTTGTAGCCTTAAGCTAAAGTTTGCTCTAACTATTCTTCCATCTTCTCCAGATAATTCATTTATATTATTAAAAGAATCAATCATAGCCATAAATTTAAATCTTTCGGGGTCACCCCAATAAGAATCTGATGAATAATTTATAGCTTCTATGATTTTGTTAAGTTGGGAGATATAATCTGTCCATATAATCCCATTATATACTAA